AGATTTACTCATTATTTAGAAACTCCTTCCATTTTGATTGTATTAACTAGATCGCTGATCGGCTTTGGCTCAGCCACTACTTCTGGCTTTGGTTCAGGTTGATTAAGATTCTTATTACGTAATTCGTCAGCACTCGTATCATCACTTGGCTTACGCCCAACAATTTGACGAATTTCATTAGAACTTAGAATCTCATTCCTAGTAAACTTATCTGCTATGTCAGCCATCTGACTAACTGGAACAAGTTTAAACGGATCCCTAAGTGCCATAATAGATTGACCTTGTGTCCGACCAGTCTTAGTTATAAAAACACGTTTCATTCCATCTATAACCGCAGCAAGAATAGGTTCAATTGAACGATTATAATAATTTATCATTTCTTTCTCATCCGCAGTACCATCAAAGACAGCTTTCGTTAAACCTAACTGGCTATAAAGCATACTCGTTAAGAACTCAATTTGTCCCATTAAGTTATTCTCTGCGGGTCTGTTCAATTGGGTAATCTTTTCGGTTCCATCAGTATAAGCAATACCATACTTTGAATCTTTTAACTGACTCTCAATCTCTTTCCTTCTATTATTAGCTTGTTGCTGACGTGCAGCTGTTTTAATCACATACGGTAATTGAATAATTAAATCTAATTTACCGGATCCACTTTGATTGTCTATCACATCTAAAAGATTTAATTTTGTTACAAGACGTTGCAAAGTGGAATTTGGTTCATTCATTACCGAATAAAGCGGATTTTCAACAATAGCAACCATAGATTTAGGAAGTGTAATATCTTGTTTATATCCAGTTTCATCATTGTAAACATTAAGACGTACATGTTTTGGATGCCAACCAATAATCTTTGCCGTCCGCATTGTTGTAATATCATATGAACCAGTAATCGCAGGATTCAAAGTAGTATCAACTGGAACTATTGCTACAACACCTTCATCGCACATAGACATTACAACATCTTGTATGAATCCACGACCGGTTTGATCTATATTTGCTTCTAACGTAAGGCAATTATTAAGACCAGATTCAATAGTTTCAATATATCTTTCATCTTCATCCAGACGAACATGTTGTATAGGAATTGAAGCCACATCTATACCAATTCTGGTATAAATAGAAGAAATAATTGAATTTTCTGTTCCAAGTCTTAGACGATACAAATCCTGTCTTATACTATATGCGGGTCCAATGTTTGTATATATTTGATTGGATTCACCGTATCGGATGGCATTCCATGCATGTCGTAAACGATCACCAAAAGAATTTGGCACTATACACCACCTCCTTAATTAAATTTTTAATTGTCATACATAGTTTGCCAAAGTCCTCCTTTAATAAACCGAACCAAGAGAAACACGGCGCCAATTTTGCCCTGATACGGTATTGTCTGCAACGCAGAAATACACATAAGTAGCATCAACTACTGGACGTCCAGCAACACCAACAGTTCCGTCTACGCCACCAGCCATCTTAACTGCCGAACCAGTAAACGCAGCATTTGCCATTGTCTCACCAAGTACAATATCGTTGGCAAGAATACCAGCCACTTTTGCAGTTAAGAGTACATCCTGATTCGAACCATTGGAAGCAACAACCCCAACAGGAGTATCAGCATTGACAGCTGCCACGAGATGGGATTGAACATTAGCAGCACTGCAATCAGCACCACCAGTTAACGTTGCGCCAGCAAAAACATTTGTACCAGCAGTAAACGTTTCAGTTGTTGCTACTGCATTGGCAGCTACTCCGCCAATCAACGCAGTAATAGTGCAATCGTTAACAACAAATGCCGCAGCAGTAACCGATGGATGAGGAGTATTGTGGCCATCGGTACCGTTAATAGCTGCTACAATAGCAAGTTTAGCAGCCGCTATGGTAGCACCCCTACTAACTTCGCCATTAGCATTAGCTGTACCATCAGGAACAATCGTATAAACTTTTGTTCCGATAGTAAACGTATCATTACTGGTGGGTTGGGTATCGATCGTCAATACTCGAGCCGCATGCGTGGCATGATCAGAAATATCAATAGCAATATTGGTTGGGAGTGTTTTCGATAGCGCAGTATCTGCACAGAACTCATATTTCCGAGTTCCAATGGTTACAGTTTCACCATCAATAGTTACACCACTTACCCCCAATGTCATTACCGCTTTAACAGCATTTACTGGCGTCCCGCCAACACCTAAATTACTGATAAGTTGCTGAAACTTTGTTCCTAGAGCTAATGTCTTATCTCTAGGATCGGTTAGATTGTTGATAATTGTAATATGCTTAGTACTTAAATCGTTCATTTTAAAATAGTCTCCTTAAAATTTAATTTTCTCTTACCGGAATGATAATTGTTTTATCTAGTGTTCGACCATCATAAGTAGTAACTCTACAAGTTATTGGATAATCTTTATTGGCCACACCACCTTCCAACCAAATAGTAGCAACTGTGTTTACATCATAATCAATTCCTGCAATCGTAACAGCAGCCTGATTAGAACTTTTTTTAATTAGTTCTACTGGATCATCTGCAGGCATAATCCATAAAACTGTTGATATAGTTGATCCTTGAAGTTCACCACGATCATTTTTACTTCCGTCATTAAGACCAGTTTCTTTATCGCACCAAATAACAAAATATGGTTCTTCATTATTAGGATCTTTACTTGGTAATATTGTTTGCATCTAATCTCCTTACTTATTTGATCGTTTATCACGCCAAGGAACTGAAGCCCGTTTATCTCTAAACAATACTTCAACACGTTTATCACGGAATAATACTGCTGTAGAATGATTTCCATCATTATATACATATAACGATGGTGGTTCAGCTATAATTGATTTATATTGATCTAAAGTAATATTATTATAACAATATAAGACAGTTATAATAGTTACAATATCTATTCTTCCAAGTTCAATCTTTTCAAAAACGGTTGGACTATCAACTAGTGATAATCCCTTGCCGTATTGCAAATTAATACTTTCTAATAGATACCGACTATCAAGAATCGCTAAACCATATAATCGAGATAAATTTATTAATTCTTGTGCTATTATCTGTGAATTAGTACTTAATCCATTAAGTTTATTAACGGTGATATTCTCGTTAGCAATACTTTGTGCATTAATACTTAATCCGCTAGATTTAGAAAATATCAAATTGTTAAAAATTTGACATTGCGAGACAACAGACATTCCGTTTAATCGATCAAATATCAAACTATTATATAACGTATTTTGCTCACTAATACTTAATAGATTTAATCGACTAATATTTACACTTTCACTTACATGACTTATTCCTTCTTGGAACACTGTCAAGCCAATAGAACGTGCTATTATTACATTCTCACTATATTGCCCCCTTGTTTCTTCAACTACAGTTATTCGAATAATTTTAGTTAATGACAAATAGTCATTGACTTGGCATTGTGTAGTTGTACTTATACCAATTAATCGATTTAGAACTACATTAACATTGGTTTCGAATTGTAGTACATTTGCAGTTATACCAATTAATCGGTTTAAACTTGTATTATCATTAACTTGACACTGTGTAACTGTACTTATACCAATTAATCGGTTTAAACTTGTATTGTCATTAACTTGACACTGTGTAACTGTACTTATACCAATTAATCGATTTACAACTGTACTTTCACTAATTCGTAACTGCGCATTTACACTTATACCAATTAATCGATCTAAACTTGTAATATTATTAACTTGACACTGTGCAGTTGTACTTATACCAATTAATCGATTTAAAACTATATTTTCACTAATTCCTAACTGCGTATTTACACTTATACCAATTAATCGATTAATAGTTACATTTTCACTTACTTGACTTATTCCTTCTTGTAATACTCCTATCCCAATAGAACGTGCTAATATAACAGTTTCGTTAATAAAACCTTGCGTTTCTTCTAGTACAGTTATACCAATAAACTTTGCTAAACTTACTGCATCTTTTTCATTCGTCTGCGTCCCACTACTTTGCGTGCTAGAACGTGAGAGAGTAACTGTTTCAACAATAGTGGGTCTCGCACTTATCGTCGTAATGCCTACAAAACGTGCTAAAGTCGCCGTATCCCCAATAACCACTTGACTAAGAGCGGTGACACCGATGAACTTTGCTAGCGCCAGCGTATCTCCGACAACCACTTGACTAAGAGCAGTGATACCGGTGAACTTTGCTAGTGCTACAGATTCTTCAGTTGCTGGTCGTAGACCTTCTGATGCCAAACCTACAGAGCGTGCTAACATAGACGATTCGAGAACAGTCTTTGTCTCAAGAACAGAAACACCATCCAATTTCGCCAGCGATGTCATACCGAAAACATTCACGTTCGTTGTTGCGCTGATACCAGTAAACTTTGCTAGCGTTAGCGCACCCTGCACGATCACCTGCTCGGAGATAGAAACACCTTTACCTACAGTAAGTGTCGTCCCTTCTTGCGTGCCAGCGAATGGCTGAGTGACCTTCACAACCTTACCAAGCGAGATAGCCTCTTCTGCAGACACACTGGCAGCACTACCACCGCCACCGAAGTCGTCCAGAACCCAAGTCGCATTCTTAGTTTCCAGACCAATATACCCTTCATCAAGAGCAGGAGAGCCATCTGTGGCACTAATAATCTCAATCCAACTATTACGATAGTAATAAACCTTACAAACTGCCCCATCTAGAGACATCCACAACTTATCGCCACTCTGAAGTGTGCCTGCCCATGTACCTATGGTTACATCTACGGTTCCCGTATCATTGTAACGATGGATAGTGACTGCCGATCCATCATATTGACAGTAATAACCTCGTAGATTTGTATCTCGACCTGTTGGGTTTACCAGTCTTGCCCATAATCGCAAGTAATCACTTCCAACAGTTGAGAGAGTTGCGTACACTTCTTGAGTGGCGTTGTACTTTGTAAGCCAGTAGGAATAGGAAATTGTTGGCCCAGCAAACCACCATATTTTTTGAAGGTTTAGTTTTGAATTAGGACTAGCTATACCTGGAGTTGGAAACTGGTCTACTACCAGTTGTCTAGAACCTGCTAAATCTTGTAATGAACGAGATTCTAGCGACCATTCTGCCCAAAGATTACTACGACGTACTGCTCTTCGACTTTTCATCTCACGCAAAATTTCCTGTTGCGTAAGTATTACATTGCTCCATATCCTATGTTGAGCCTGATAACAGTCATAGTTATACTCATGATACTCCTGTGCGTTTATACTTATACCATCAGGCGTCTCGTTTCGTATAGTTGCGTTTGTATCATAGATATCTAGTTTACTATCTAGATATAGACGGTTATCCCGCTCTCCGTTGTGTATCCAAGTAATATGATACCAGCGTTTGGCTCTTATATAGGAACCCGGATATGTATTAGATACTAGTTCACCAATTGTTAGCTGGGAAGATCCATTATTCAACTGGACACATGGTACAGTACCACCCGTAATAGCGCAATAAGTGGGCCAAAGACTATTCCAAGGGAAAGAATTATGATATGCCCAAAACATCCAGGTAAATTTATCTGCTGCTGGGGCAGAATCATAATTCAATCGTTGGCCGTCTCCGTTGAAGAAGGTTGACATTATGCACTCACAAAGTCCTATACTGGCACAAGTTGATTTGATACTACCTTGAAACCAGTTCCACCCCAATGAGTGGGATCAACAGGATTCTCATTGGCACGATTAAAGTTATCTAAAACACCATATTTAGGAGAAAGACCAGCAAACCACCATATTTTAGGCGGAGGTTTATTCCAAACCACCGGTGGCGGTGCTTCGTCTGTTGGTGATCCCACTTCCGTAAAATCGTGTTGGTTGCCAGAGTAGTCTTTTCCATGCTGGCCTGGATAACCGGGCCACCACCCATACAGATTTGTAGTTCTGACGGGCGAAATGAATTTCATCTCACGTCGAACTTCTTCCGGAGTTAGCGCAGTATTCCACGCCTTGATAGCAGCAACCCTACCATCTATATATTCTTCACCGTCCTGAGTTCGTCCGATAGTCATTACAGTCGCGGCTTTTCTCGTAGACACATTAATCGTGCTTTCGCAGCTATACACACCATTGATAATCGCCAGGCATCTTGCTACCCCAGACCGTACCATAGTAGCGTGATACCATACGCCAGATCGACATATCAAATTAGGATATGTCTCACTATTACTGCCTGCGTTTACATACAGAGCGAATTTGTCAATTGTGGCTGAATTTGTTATTTCTATATCATCGCCGGAGTGGTCGGTTGGCTCTCCTATTACCAGAAGAGTATGCCAAGAAGCTGCCGAAGGCCACG